GGATTCGAACCCATACTACGAGATCCACAATCTCGGGTGCTAACCGTTACACTAACGGCACCATTACTTTGGTGGAGAATCTTGGAATCGAACCAAGTATGCCTGAGGCGACAGATTTACAGTCTGCTGAAGTCACCAATGCTTCTCATTCTCCAAAACTGGCGGTCTGTATGGGACTCGAACCCATGGTCTCCTCCGTGACAGGGAGGCGATTTAACCAACTAATCTAACAAACCATATTGAAGCAAACTGGTTGACCCTTTAAATCAGACAGGAATCTTGTCCTGTAACGCAATTTGCTTCAATATGGCGCTCGATACCAGATTCGAACTGGTGTGACCGCCGTGAAAGGGCGATATCCTAACCGCTAGATGAATCGAGCATTACTACTAATTTGTATTAAAAATAATCTTTAGATAATCTTTAATAATCTTAAACTGTTTATCAACTGCTTCTTTTGTTACTCTATCAAACTTTGCTTCATCCTCAATTAATTCTTGGATGAAATGTAAACGACCATTAATATATTGAACACACTCTTTATTATTAGATTTCATATAGTTTCCTCTCAATTAATAGTACCATTATACACGAACCACAGGATAAGTCAAGTGTTATTTTAAGGCTGTTGTTTTTTTACTACAGTTGTGGGAGTGTTTACCCGTAATGTTTCCAACCAATAGGAACTTCTTCTATTGGTGAATCTGGATTGTCTATACCCTCAAATACTTCCCATAACTTTTCTTTTACCACAAACTTTCTAAACAAACCAGCTTCAATACCGTAGGCTTCTATTTCCCATGGTTGACGCCAGTAATCTGCAAAATCACAATTCATCGGCATACCTTTCCATCTGGTCAGGTTGTCGTTGGTTTCATCATAGGCATATTGCTTAATGTGAACCATCTCATGTGCTAATGCTTTTAATATTGCACGACCACCGATTACAGGATTGATTTCTATTAGAAAATCTCTTGCTTTACCACTATCAGTTCTCGCTTCTACTGAAGCATAACCATAACAATCTTTAATACTTTTATCAAATTTGACCTTGAGGTCAATATTTTCCATCATTTTGGTACTTAATAATTCATGTGCGTAAAACATGATGGCACGCTTAACGTAAGGGCGGAATCGCTCTTTATCGGGACAACCAACTATACTTAATCTCATTTAGGTCTCCTTAGTAAATTGACCCAATAATTGGCATATTCGTGTTACTGCTCGCACAACCCTATTTATTTAAGCTTGCCTTCTGAAGAACCTAGTTTTAATTTTTTCTGGCTTAAAATGTTCTTCAAGTGCTTTTACCACTCTTGCTTCTTCAAAATCTTTACAACTAAAGATATCCATATACAGGTCACCATTAATATCTAAAAAATGACCCATAATATTGGATGTTTCAATGAGTTGAATAACTGTCCATCCTGCTTTTTCTGTATTGTCAGCAAAATGTACTAATTGAGGTTCACCATAAGGTACCATTTCAATTAATCTAACTAAGTCTTTGGTAAAATGTTTAATGTATTCTGGATCGGTTGCTCGTTGAATTTCACAGCCTTTTACGTCCAGCATTAAATGGTAACCCCAATAACTCATAATTACTCCCCTATATCGAGGTGATATTTAGTTATCTTGTCCTTAAGCATATCTGGAATATTTTCCCATGGAACTTCTTGGATAAATGGGCAACCTGTTGGACCCCATCTGTAGGTGGTAAAAAACTCTTTAGCAATAGCCATATGTTTATCATTATGAATATCAAAACGGTTTCTCACCATAATGCGTTCCATCATCAAATTCATATATTCACCTTTATCATCATAAAACACCATTATATCATAAAAAAGGGGCTTTGTCAAGCCCCTTGTGGTTACTTACGGGAAGGGTTATTTACCCATTCCACATCATCTTCAGTCATAGGTTGCCAGTTATTCATCTTTTTCTTTTATGGTAATTTTCTTTACCATATCCTGTGCTTTGACCATGTTTTCCAACCAAACTTTTAACATACCATTTGCTAATTCGGCATCTTTAATTTCAATCTTATCAGCCAATGTAAATGTACGTTCAAAATTACGGCCAGCAATACCTTTGAAAATGTATGAACCATCTGTTTCATTATCTTTTGAAGTACCTTTGATAACTAACTTGTCACCTTCCAAAGTAACTTCAATATCAGATTTAGCAAAACCAGCAACTGCCATTTCAATGACATACTTGTTTTCTTTTACTTGTCTGATATTATATGGAGGATAACCAGGCGTAGCCTTGGCCATTTCGGTATGCATAGATTGAATTTTATCAATCACTTCATCAAAACCGATGGTGAAAGGGTCAAAAGATTTGTGGATTTTATCCCATTGTGGGAATAGAGTGAGGGTGCTTGTCATAGATTTTCTCCTTAGTTAAGCGAAAAAGTTTAAAAATATAAGACCCTTAAGGCATCTTATGATACTATTTATATCATATTTTTATTAAATTGTCAATAACTTGTTTTCTTAGACCCAATATTATATTTTGGAACTAATTCCCAATCGTCTTTTTCTTTGTGGGACAATATTTTAATCTGTGATAAAAAGATTGGTACTGGTTCTTCAATTTGCTTAATGTTTACCACTTTTACTAAATCCCAATCTTGTAAGAGTTTAACAATGGCATTCCTACGAGATAAATCGTTTTCGGATATATCGGTAGGTTTACCATCTAATGCAAATAACTCTTTAAAATGAACTATTGCGTAATGACCTCTTTTATGAAGTATGTGGCAAGATTGGTATAAAATTCTGTCTTTTTTAGATGCTACACCAATTCGTGTTAGTGTTTCTCTAATTTTTAGAAAATCATCTTTTTCTTTTAATATAACCTCAACACCATATCCTAAAAAAATATCTACATCACTCATTTATTATCCTTATTATTTTGGTGAAATATTCTTTTGTTCAAATTATTTTTCCATGGCAACATTTGTAGATTTGATTTTGAAGCACAATCTTCAATAGAAACGCCAGAATAAAAACATTCCGAAACACCTTTTATGTGGTCTAATTGATAACCACCATCAACCCCACATAAAGTTCTTGGGTAATTATTAGGATTGATTTCATTGGTATATTTAGAATATTCAATTTCTGTCAGCCACCGAACTTTTCTACAATATTTTTTATATTCATTTGTTTTATATTTTCTTTTAATATCAAATTTTTTAAGCCATGCATTTAATGATGATTTGTTTTTTATATCTAATAATTTAATTATATCGTCATTACTATATCTAGCATCTACCAATTCTTGCAAAGTTTTAGCATCAAGATTGTATTTTCTATTATTACCACCACCTTGAATTCGTCTTGTTAATCCAAAATGGTCTATCCATTTTCTAATTCTTAATTTATTACAACTATAATAATCAGCTAATTCTTGTTGAGTCATATTTTTATAAAGCGCAGAAAATTCTTTCTTGTCAGGATATTGTTTATATTTAATTTTATTTGTCATATTTAAACCTTTATAGTATATTTATATTTAAAATAAATGTACTTTTTAAAGAACTATTTTTTAACGCCACCTTTATCCGTTTTAATTTTAATTTCTTCAATCTGTTTATCTGTCAATAATGATAAAGCCTCTTTAGCTTTTTGATTGGAATAACCAAAATATTCTTTAATATACTCCAAATCTTTATCAGTAGTTGATTTTTGCCAAGGTTGAAATTTTCGTTTCATTGGCCGAATAGAGTTGAGAAGATACTGATATTGAAGGTCTTTATCCAGTCCTGGATATCGATTCAACTCATTAACATAGAGAACACAATCAAGGTGATACGAGAGAGCTCTGTTAACGACAAAAGGTGTATAATCTTTATAGTCCAATTCGTCTTGGAATGGATTTTTTTTTGTTTGAAGTATTGACGGAACTACTTCTCTGAACAAATCCACCATATTATTTCCATTCCACATCAACCATCAGTTCAACTAAACAAGCCACAAAATTTATTTCTCTATCAGCACAAAAAGCATTTTGATATTGATATTTTGCTAAAATAAGAACTGCTTGAGGAATAGAATTAGGTTTCATATGTTCATACATAGAGTCATATATTTTTCTGAATAAAATGGAAGTATCTTGGTCTGAGTTATTCGTTACCCATTTACGAACGGAAGCAAAATCTTTTTCTTTTAGTCCTGAAACCAAAGCATCAAGCTGAACGTCAGTAACATTAGAAAGAATACCTTTATCAATGACACCAGAAACGGAATATCGTTGAAGTTCATTAAGAATTCTCCTATTATCTGGAAAGTGTTTGGTAATTACCGCAGCAACTACTTGTTTATCATATTGGATATTTTCTTGTTCGAGAATCCACTCAACCCGTTTAAAGAATTGAGCAGCCATCTTTGCCTTGTTACCATTAATCTTGAAGTCAATGACCGAACACCGAGAATGAATCGGGTCAATAATACGATTCTTAAAGTTACAAGTGAAGATGAAAGAACAGTTTGAGGAGAACTCCTCGATTGCACCACGCATTGCAGGTTGCGTTGAATTTGGATTTAGATAGTCCGCTTCATCTATGATGATTACTTTTCTGCCACCAGCAAGACTAATCGAACTAGCATACTGTTTAATCTTAGTACGAAGCACATCAATACCTGATTCATCAGAACCATTAATAACAAGATAGTCGCAACCAACTTCTTCGCATAATGCTTTTGCGATAGTTGTTTTACCGACACCTGCCGAACCAGAGAGAAGTAGATTTGGAATCTCTTTTCTATTGACATACTCTTGAAATGTGGTTTTTATTGCATCAGGTAAGATGCAATCTTCCACGGTAGATGGTCGGTATTTTTCACACCAAAGAATCTGTTTTAAATCACTCATAAAATCTCCATAATATATAAATAGGTGTAGGTCACCGAATTAGCAGTTCGTACCTACTCTAATACTTTCTAGGAGCATCAGAAAAAGAATTGATAATCCAAAATATCCTAATTTTTATAGGTTGAAACCTAAGACAAAACGAAAGTAATTACTTCAATTCGCTTTGAATACGTCCAACAACTTCCAAATAATCTTCAGTAACAGCAATATTACCATTCAACATATTAATTACTGTTGATGTTAAACCACTAGTTTCATCTTTGTTTGTAAAGACACAAACGACATGATGTGGATTAACTGCTACTGTATTACTTGTTGTTGCGTCTCTAAAGTGTAATAACATAATTATCCAATCTTAGTATGTTTAGCCTCAAATGCTACCCAATATTGAATATCATCTTTGGTGTTTTTGAAATGTGCTACGCCTTTAAATGAAATCTGTACATCATAACTGCCAGGAATCATTTTGAAGTTTTCTGTATTGAAAACAATTTTGTATTTGCCATTAGATACCGTTGTATCAATACCAACAGAATTTTCATGAGCAGAATCGTTTGCTGCATCAAAGGTTACAATCTCAGTTGTTTCACCATCAGATTGAACAGCGATATGTGGTGAAGATAATACTTTAGCAGTATCCATTACTAAGTTATAATCAGCGGCAGATAAAGTGAAAGCAACATCAACTGTACCCAATGTGATATCTCTATCAGGTGCTTTGACAATCATTGTGTCAGCACATTTACGATATTTGATTTTGTTACGACCACTTTGAAATGTAATGTTTGCATCATCAAAACTAAGTTCTGGTTTATCTTTGAATAAAGAATTTACCGATA